TTAGGTGGATTATTTAAGACTGCCATTGGTGGTGCAGGTTCTTTGTTTAGTGGATTATCTTCAATTGTTGGTGGTGTGATTGGCGGTATTGGTGGTTTTTTAGGGGGTGCAGCAAAAGGTATCTTCAATGTAATAGGTGGTGTATTAAGTGGCGGTGGTTTACTTGGACTATTAGCAGCCGCTGGTATAGGTTTTGTTCTACATCAAATGTACCAAAATTTAGATTTGACTGATATTAAGAAAAAACTTGGCCTTGAAAATTTTAGTTTTGAAAGTATAACTGATGAAATAAAAAATATAGCTGAAAATTTAAGAAAAAGAATTGATGATTTGACTGGCGGAAAATTTACAGACACTTTAACAACAATAGAAAGAACTTTTGCAGATATAGCTTTAAAAACAATCGCTACCGTCCAAACAGGTATGCAAATTATGACGAATATTTTTACCGCTGTGGTAAAAGATATGCAAGGTTATGGTCTAAATTTTTTCAATGAAAACAAAGGAAATATTTTAGCCGGAATAGCTGCTTATGGAGCAGCATCTACATTAGGAATTGGTGTATTAAGTCCTAAAGGTCTTTTAGCCACTGGTGGATTAGCAGCTTTAGCTAAACTTTATGGAGATAAAACAGGAGAAAAAACAATATCAGAATTAGAAGAATCCGTGCCAAAAAGATTTGCTGAGATTGAGAAAAAACAAAAAGAACTAAATGAAAAAAATGCCATACCCGAAGATAAAAAAACAAGATATGATATTAAAAGAATAAATCAACTAAACCGTGAGTTATCCGAAGAACGAGCAATTTTTGCGAGTGAATCTAATTTATTAGCTACTAAAAAAGGAGTCGCTGGAGGAAGAACAGGTAATTTAGATTTAGCTCTAAAAGAGGCTGCTAATCCTTCAAAATTATATGAAGAAAATGTAGCACGATTACAATCAAAAATGCCAAGCATCGCAGGGCCTTCAACTCCAGCAGGCACTTCACCTACTCCAGTTAGTGGCGAAAAAACATTTAATAGTCTATCTAAAAGTGAACAAGAAACTTTATTGAAAAATCAAGCTGTCGCTGAAGGAATAAACAAAAAAGACTCTATAGCTTTCACACATAATAATCCTGGAAATATAATAGCAAAAAGTCCTACAGAAGTTTTTGCAGAACAAGCTAAGTTTGGTGGAGTTCCAGGAAAAACCGTTACTGGTTCTGACGGTAAAGTTCGTACTTTTGTTAAATTTCCAACAATGGAAGCTGGTATTGAAGCACAAAGAGATTTATGGTCTAGAAAATTTGGTAATACACCAATAAATCAAGCTCTCAAATCATGGGTAGATCCAAAAGACCAACAAGAAATGTCTAGCTATTCTAAAAACGTTTTGTCTGGACTAAATGTTTCAATGGGTACACAAGAGGCACCCAAACAAATGTCTCAAGCACCAGTTACACCAAGTTCTCCAAGTATTATGGAACGGTTTAAGAGTGCTTTGAATATTGATAGTGGTAGGGTAAGTGGTGCTACTATTGAAGTCGCACAAGCACGAGTACAAATTGGATCAGCACCAATTGTTGTATCGCCGCCTACTGTAAACGTTCAGGCGCCACAGGTTCAAGCAAGTATGGGTAGTATGGGCTCAGCATCAAGTGTCGTTGATTCTGAGTTTATGAAATTATTGGTGGGTAGAACTGTCACCCTATAAAAAACCCCGCCGAAGCGGGGTCTCTCTTAGCGTTCTTCAGCTAGATTTTTGAAATAATCTAAATCATCCTCATCACCATTGGTTGAAGTGTCAATGTCTCCATCAATCTTCGCCACGGTGTCTTCGGCCTTAGAACGAATCGGTGTACCTTCAAAACCAAGAACCTTATCAAGGCGTGTTTTCAGTGCCTCATATGGTTTGAAGTTTTTAGGATCAGTAAATTCTTGGAGAGAATGTTCTTTCTTCCAAAGCGCTTCAAGTTTCTCATCATCACCACGGAAAAGTGGTTCGGGAGAATCAAACTCAGATTTGTCATAGTTCCGATAACCTTCAACATTACGAATCTTAAGTTTGAAATTAGCACCTTCCCAGAAATCAAATGGGTTAACTGGTGTCTCATCTTCAAATTCAGGATTCATAGTCTCACTGATTTTGTCAAAGATTTTCTTACCAAACTTGAACAATTTAACCTGTCCTTCGTTCTCTGGATTTTTCGTATCAGAAATAATCAAAACATTAGCGATATAATTTAGTTTACGCTTTTGTTTACGGACGATTTCTTTGTTGGCTTCAATACCAGAATTCCAGAGCATGTTATTATGCTCACAGACAGGACACTTTTGGTTGAGTGTGGTCAAACAGTTATCAATCAACCATCCACCGGGACCTTGGAAACCATGAGAGAATACACGGATCCACGGAAGAGCATCATCACCATCAACAGCAGGTGCCGGCAGAAAGCGAATGACCGCCATGCCATTACCAGACTTATCTACTTGTGGTTGCCAGAAACGATTGTCTTCTTTTGAACCCGCATCAGCAGGTTGGTTGACGGCTTCAATTGCCTTGGTGAGTTTTTCAAATGAACTCTTGTTGCGCTTAAGATTAGCGAATGAACTCATATATTTCCTTTCGTATAAACGGAGTATTAACGGTATGTAAACGGGTTATCCACAATGACATGATATAATTGTATTTAGTCATTTTCAAGTGTAGATTTCAGGATACGGATTGTTTCTTCCGCATCTCTATGAAGAATACCGATTCCACCCGCTTCATTAAAATCGGCAATCACATCTTCGGTATCATCAATCAAAATCGTTTCTGGTGTAGCGTAGTCTCTTTTCAATCGGCGACCAGGTACAAAGTTTCGTTTGTACCAGAGACCTTGTGACATTAACCAAAGGCCTTTTTGTGCCGAAACATCATCATGGAATTGTTCGCCGCCAGTTGATGAAAGAATCTCAATGTCAAATCCATGGAATACTTTGGCGTAAGCCACATAATCTAGGAGTTTATTGGCACCAGGAAAAACATCAAGTGTAACAAAGTTCTTATCTTCAATAAACTTTCTCCAGTTCGGATGAAATTTTTTCTTGGACCTTGTTTCATTTGGTGAACTATCAAACAATTCAACCCAGCGTTTTTCAAAGTTTGCTAGTACACCATCCATGTCAAGATATAACGTTCTGATTTTCATTTATAACCTTTTTCAATATCAACTTGTATTTTACACTATCGTAAGTCAAAAATGCGGCAAACTTTAGCACTTTTCTTCGGTAGTTAGGCCAGTGGATTGTATCGGCAATCTTCTTAGTCCACATCGGAAAGAAATTCAATATAGAATTAAGTATACACAAGGTTTCAAGTTGCGTGGTTTTCTGTAAAGTCTTCGTCAGTAGAATAGGATAGTCGCCAGATTCACTTTGCAGCAATTCGTTTGGATCGTCTATGCCATCAAACAAGTGGCGACAATCATTCTCAAACGTGTAAGATAGGCTCTGAAGTATCTTTTGCCTTTCACGGTAAATGGTTTCAGATTCTTCGGTCAACAAATCACCAACCCACAAATTATCATTGTGAAGTAAATTTGCAACAATAAAGAGTATCAGTTCTTCTCGGTTCGGAAGACGCCGGGATAACTTGTAGAAATGATACTTGTCTTTACGATTCTCAAAGGATTCTACGGAGATTTTACTCTTACCGTTATACTTAAAGAAATCATAGTTGTCGGTTGTGAAGTGAAGTTTAAGAGCCTGAAAGATGCCAAATGTTTCATAACCAGTTATCATATAGGCAGTTTAGCGGTTTTCGTTTTCAATAAATTCTGTTCCATAGCCTGAGATTCAATCTTCGTTTTTAGAGCTGAATTAACCAAAGAAGCTGCAACTTCTATTTCAAGGCCAGTTTCTTTACAGTATTCTAAGATTGCTTCAAGATAGGTGTAATCGGTATTTGCTACCATACTGTCTATGGTGAAAGCAAACTTTTTCATTTCATCCTTGGTTGGCATGTTCCTCTTTCTTGGGACATGATTTATCCCAACATCTTTGTGTTTCCATAAGTGATTTAGAAATACCACATACCTCACATTTTTCAGAACCATTGATGCTTTCAATATGTTGATTGACCATGTGGCCAAATACATCATTCGTATCACTTGCCATCTCTGGCTCATTTTCAATAATATCTAAGTGACCATCAAAAGAAAAACGTGAAGCTCTCAGAAAATCTTCAAACAAAGCAATGAGCTCAGTCAAAGAATGTGTTTCAGCCTCAATCGTAATCTTAGACCGAGCAAACTCATCATTACAAATAAACGCATACTTAGTAGCCATAACAAACTCCAAAAATTATTTTTTACCAGAACTAGAACTAGGAATAACACCTGTCATTGAATAAGCAATACACACCGAATTAGGTTGTGTTTCGTAGGCACACTTTACAGAAAGCGGATCAACTCCTTTGGCAATGGCCGCCTCAATGTTTTTCGCCATGTTGTTGCGGTCATTTAAATTATACACGATTAGGCCAATAATTGCGGTACAAACCATGATAGTCAAGGCTGTCATTATTGTAATCAAATCTTTGTTTAATCTAGATGATTCTTTTGTTGCGGTCAATTTCGTCTCCGTTTCGTATGTAAAAGATGTGTTTACCAATTTTTGTCTCCTTCTTTAACTTCCAACCAGGATTCACATAATCAGCATGATAATATGTGGCACCGTTCGTTACATCTTTCATACGATGTAGGTTGAGGTAAACGTAAGTGGACAAATCTAATATCTCATTATACAACGGAGTCTCACGAATTGTCAAGCGTTGTTTAACAATTTTTGGGTCACAATACCAAGAAAACTGACAAGTACCGTTAGTTTTCTGTGTGACCACTCCGCAAATCGTATCAGCATAATTACCGGTCATCAAACGATTCAATGTTACAAATGCTACAGCGACCTTGCCTTCGTGTGGTTCGTGTGCAGCCTCAAAGTAAATATTTTCAGCTAAACATGATATTTGTTTTTTCGTATCTACCGTGAGAGCTTCAAATGGTGCTTTCATCGGCATTAGCGCATGTGTATTGATGTTAATCGCCGACAACATAATGATAAAAGAAGATAACACCAAACTTATAAAAAGTGTCTTGCTTGTCATATTCTCCTCTCGGAGCCACCGAAGTGGCTCGTTATGACAACCGATTACTTCTTAGTCGGTTTTTCTACTACTGCTGTGGGAATTTGTGAAACGAAACCATTAAGCGCATTGGCTTTTTGAATAATTTCATGTTCAGAGGGGTATGGTGGATAACCTGGGTGATCTGGTGGAGTTTGACCGGCATGTTTAGCCATATCCACTTTTGTTGTCCAGTCGTTCATAATGGTGTCTCTCTTACCGTAGTATTCGGCTTCGAGCATGGCCTGAGCCATCTTTAATAAATCTAAGCGAATCTCAAAAGGTGTCATGTTAGACATAAAAATCTCCTGTGTTTGTGTGTAAATGGCAGTTTATGGTTCTGCCAAACCTATTTATACTTCATATTTTCTAATTAGTTCATTTAATTTTTCTTTTATCCCTAAATTCATAATATTCATATGATAACTTCTTATTGACCAAGTTCCAACCTCACTTTGATTGCTTTCTAAAGATATGAGGCTATGCTTAATAGTTTTTGCAAAATTACTTTTAATCTCAAATTCTTTTTCAATTTTAATTTTAGCTATTTTTTTAGCATATTCCCAAAAATCAGTTTTATAAACAGATCCAGAATAATAGTGTAAACATATCATAGATTCTATATCATTAATATTTTGTGTATAATTTTCATTAATATTGTCTACGCTTAAATTGCCATGTATATAATCATAAAAATATCTATTAATAGTATCCGCAGTAGCAGTAGATGTGGCTTCTAAAGGTTCTAAAAAAAATGAAGCATTTCCATTATAACAAATTTTTTCGGTAAAATTATTTTTTTTAGAATAATTAAAAAATTTCAAATTTCTAATAACATTTGGAACTAACTGAAATTCATCTAATATTGACTGAACATCATTTTTAATATCTTCTTCGGTACAAAAATTATTATTATAAACATATCCTATAGCACATCTATTACTTAATGGAATACCAAAAACCCATCCATGTTTTTTTGCAAAAGTTAATGAATAAAAAAATTTAGGATAATCCCAAGGACATTGAAACACAATTGCTGAATTAACAGGAATATTCGTATGATTAACAAATTCGTTTGTTATATTTTTAGGAGAACCCGAACACACCATAACATAATCTGAATCCAAGTCTGAATAATTCATTATATTGTCTTCAATAACATTTAACTTAGGATTATCCACCAAGCCATCAAATATATATTTTTGAAATTCTAAAGCGTTAAAGTGTATACCTGTTTGGCCAGATAAAAAAGTATGTTTGAATTCTTTTCCTTTACCCCATCCTTTTTTCCAAATTCCTAATTTTGGTGTAGAATTTATTTTTTCCATATCTACACTATCAAACAATAAATTTTCTCTTAAAGTTTTAGGAAAAACTAAAGTAGTACCTTCACCAACAGGAGTTGTTGGTATTGACGGATCATAAATCCATTCTATTTCATAATCTGTCCATTTTAGAAAATGAGATACAGCTAAACAACCTACTGTTCCACGGCCGATGATTGATATTTTTTTCATAGATACAAAAATAAAAAAATGGCAGTTTATGGTTCTGCCAAACCTATTTATTAGTACGAGAAACGAAGGCCTACGCCAACTGCTTTCTCTTCAATATCCTGAAGGGAACGGCTCAAACTAGCACTTACACTGGCTGATTTTGTGATTGGTAAACTCGCACCAACCCATGTAACAGTTTGCTTTGGGTTATCGTTATCCCAATTTACCCGTGTTTTAACTCCAGTAAAGGCATAAACAGGTCCGATTGGAACACCAGCTCTAACACCAACTAAGCCATAAGTAAAATCACCATTCACTTTACCATTGAAACCGTTATCATAACCAACACCACCAAAAGCATTGACTCCAGCAATATTTTTACCAGCAGTCACTTCAACACTGTTCAACATACCGCCTTTATCAAATACGGCTGTACGAACTTGCATATCCCAGTTAAGTCCGACCATATCTTTACCAGCACGGAAATATTGTGCTGTACTTTCTGGACGGCCACTTTGGCGTGTATCTGTAACTTGGTCTACATCAAAACTCACATAATTAGCTGCTTGTGATGCTGAAGCTGCAGCCGCTAATGCTAATGCTAAAATGGTCTTTTTCATCTACTCTCCTTGTGTGTGATATGGTGGGTTATTCTGTTACGAGGAAACCCACCGAAACCCTAAGCAGTGTTTAGGCTGCTAATGCAAATCTTTCGTCATTTGCGCTTAACGTTTTGCTTCTACGGCCGGGAAGTCCCAACCCTAACGGCTTTGGCGTTGCCGTGCTGTCCACTCTGTTACTCTTTGCCCTGTCGAAACCTGTACAGGCCCCTCAAAAGTATATTTCGGTGTATTAAGTCTTACAGGTAGAGGACTGGGATACCAAACCCTATCTTTTTACAGATTCAAATATACTTTTGGTGGACCTGGGCGGAATCGAACCGCCGTCCAGAACACTTTTCTCTTTGCTTCATACAGCAATATCTTACCTCACAATGTTAGAACATTCTCCTAACATTGGATTCCATCCTACCATACAAACAGGACCAACATCAAAAAATATTCCAATAAACATCAACGAAAATACGAAATAACCAATAAACAAATCTTCTCTTTTACTGAGCATATGAACCTCCCACATATTTCATCAACGCATCTTTATATTTATGTTTTTCACGCACAAATATCTGTGGTTGACTTGAATCTTGAACCGCAATGGCAACCACAACCTGTTCTATAGGCATTCCAGTTCTTTCTTCAAACATTTCAGCGTAAGCCGTACATTGCATGAAGTAATTTAGAATTTGATTCTCACCCTTTTCTTTTGATGCCGTCTTATAGTCAATGATTGAAAGTGTATCATTCCAAAGAGCAATACAATCACAACGACCTGCTATTTTCAAAGCATCACTGTAAAGAGACTGTTCAATACCATAAACCTTGGTAACATTTTCATCAATATGTGGTTTAAGTTGAAGAAATAGTTCCTTAGTATCAGGCATCATCATTTGGTATTTCATATCAGTCATTTCATTCAACAAATACTTCTCACACACCGAATGTAACTTAGTACCACGACCTGAAGCCTTCCGAGATATACGGTTGGCTTCTTCTTCACCTACTCTTTGGCGCCATTCAAAGATGGCCTTTTTATTGTATGATGAAAGAACAGTGGTCACGGAAGGATACATTTCACCAGATGGTGTTTGGTATAATCTTCCGTTTTCAGTTGTTACAGATTTCAAATCAAAGTTTAATGATTCAAGTTTTACAAATTCAAAATTACGCAAGTTATGTATTTTTCCATTTTGTATAAATGTCATGAGCTTTTGCCTGATGTATGGTCTTTTTACCATAGCGACGAGCAACTTCACTTTCGGGATGTGCTTCAGCTACTTTTGATAGCACTTCTTTCCATGTATTGTCGGTCTTAGAGTCAAAACTTCCTGTCATACTTGTGATTGCAAAAGCCGATGGCATGGATTGAATATGAGGATTCTTTTCTAGCAATTCTTGTTTGCGTGGAAATGTTAGAAAGTCCTCAAATTCTTCACCAGTTTCGGTGTTCAAAAATTTATAGGTTGGCATTATTTACTTTTAATCCTTGAGAATACCAAATGGGAATCTCACGTTTAGTCCACTTAGCGAAATGATTCTTACGCTCTATATAGTATTTGTGATAGGATGCGAGTGAATCATTTGGTATTTTACAATCATCAGGCATTGCAGGCGTAGGCGGAGAAAAAGTACCAAGAGGTATGCGCTCGGGCGGAAGATAAAGTGGATTAAGCAATCGTGTTTCAACCGAATGTGTTTTACCATAGCGATAGGTATATTCTTTACACAAATAATACCACATACGATAAAGCCAATTATAGTTTTCATGGCTTGTCCGAGTCCACACACCAGATGGATGATTGATATGTGAAGCCTTCATAAGAGAATTTTCTAGTTCACCATTTAGGCGCCAACGCTTGATAGAACGTCCATTGGCAGTTTTATCAATGTATTCTTGGCCATCCAGAACACGATGAGCCGTGGACATTAGCTGTCCATACTCAATAATCATTTTGGTCACATGTTTGTCAAGGTGCATTTCAGCACACACTTTGGGATCAGGCGATAAGTAAAAAATGTTCATATAATAGTCCAGATAAGGGGCACACCGTCTGTCTCAGCGACAGTCATTGCTGTTGTTTAAGAATAGGCGTAGGCTTCGGGTCTCCGCCACTCCCCCGTTTTATTTATTACTCGGATGTGGTTTCCGTCACTTCAACAATTGTCATACCCTCATCAACTGGTTCAACTGGTATGACTGGTGCAACAGCCACAGTTTTCTCTTTCTTTGGAGCCTTAGCTGGTTTCGCAGGTTTGGCTTTCAAGTCGGATAGTTTAGCAATTGACGGCTTCTTTTCTACAGAGCCGGGTGTAAAACCACTCTTCGTAATACCGACACGGTGCATGTATTCTTTCACTTCTTTGACATTGACGATTTGATAACCGGTTACTTTCCGGCCATCTTTCAGTGCCCGAACAACGCCATTAGCGTTGGTCTTGATATGCCAAATGTAAGTGGATAGGCGATACATGTAAATCTCTTTCCCAAGAGTCGCATCAATTTCTTCTACCGTTACAACATTACCGTCTGCCATGATAGTCAGCAGTTTTTGGAACGGTTTAAGTTTTGTAGACTTACCACGAGCCATAATAAAATCCTTTCGTATTCAATTTTGAGGTTACAGTATAACAGACACCCAAGCAATTGTCAAGGGTCGTTTTCATCATTACCGATTTAAAATGAGTGAGACTAGATACATTCCTGCCAAGATGCCAAAGGTTATCAGGCGACCACAAAGAGCACCAACAAAGGCACCAACCATAAACATAGCTTGATAACTAAACAATATTTCCATGATTACCTACGCATTGAGGCTTGGTCTTTAGCTTCTTCATTCGTAAAAATTGGCACAGCGTTTGATTTGTGTAAAGTACCAATGCCAAGCATTTTATCACCAGTGTATCGCTTACCTTCAATTGGTTTAGTACAAGACATTGGCAAATTGGTTTGATGGCTTGGATAGTTTGGTATCTCACGAACAAACGGCTTACTGACAACAGGCGAAACCAAAGGCTTGACAATACGAGCAGGTTTTTTGGGAGCATGTTGAACCATCAAAGACTCCCAAGCCGCCTGCAGCTCACGCTGCTTGGCATTTGGCTTTCGCTTCTTAGATTTTTGGTGGGTATGAATAATCAATTACTACTCCAAAACATAAGGCTTGTTCCACTTGCCAATGTTCAAACTCACATAGTAAGCGGTGTCAAAATAATCAACCTGAGCGTCCGAACGGTCATACCAATTAGCACCCTTTAGCGCACGAAAAGCCTCAGTAAGAAATGCCTTTGCTTTGCCAGTGTAGTGGTCCTGAAACCAATAAGGATTGACATCCAGATGATTTTGTTTCCGAATCGTATCAATTTGGTAATCAGAGAGGTGCCGACCATGAGGCAATGCAGCATCGGCATTCAAATAGTTACCAATAAAATCAATCTTGCCGGACTTGACGGTCAAGCAAATTGTTGAATGATTGCGAACCGATAACGAGCCCTTGACACCGTACTTTTTGAAAATGGGTTTCAAAAGAGCTGCGATTTTTGCTTTCATTTGTTGATTCATATAAGCCATGATATATCCTTAAAATTAGCGACCGTAAAAAACTTCGGTAGGAGAATGGGTGATTTTGCCTTCATACTTCAACTGGCTACGCTCAAATTGGGTAAGGTAGTCGTCAGCCACGATTTCCCAATCAATAATGTGCTCACGGAGGTAATCGGTATCGTGCTCAATTTTGTCACGGAGAACCATCATGTAGGAGCCAACAGCATTGAAATTGGTAAAGTTTTTGACAACATAATCCTCACCACCCTTGGCCTTCCAGTAAGGCTTGTCGGCCGAGCCGTAGTTTTCATAAACTTGGGTAGTGATAAGTAACTTTGCCATCTCTTTCTCTCCGTTCTCAGTATGTTTCCATTATACAGTAAACACGGCAATTGTCAAGGGTTTCTAAGCTGTTGTTTTTTCGCAACTATTTTGTAGTTTTTCCACAACAGCGTCTCCATGCTTGCATTTACCTCTGAAATTGAAGCCGGTACAGGTGCAAGTGTAACCGGAACTTGACACTTCCACATCATAAACCTTCTGGCCAGACTGAACTTTGAAGATCCGGACGCCTGCCGGTTGTTCAACTTTAGCCAATTTTGCCAGACCTGGATGTTTTACGATTTTGAAAGTCCGATAACGTTTATCAAGGACCATGGTGCCAGACTTGCTAACGATAATTTGGCCAGAACCCTCTTGAGCATACGCTATAATCCGGTTCTTGTTATCAAGCAAGTAAGTGTGGTTGGCCACGGAATAATCCGTGGACCAGACTGTAGTTTCTTTTAAGATTTGCATGTTACCATCCTACAGTAAATGGTAACTTTGTCAAGAGCCTAAATGTTGTTTTTAGGCAACGTTGCTTTTATACAACACTACCCTTTGAGTAGCATTTGTTCATCGTATTTTTGGATGTTTTCCTCAAACTCTTTTTGTTTTAACTCTTTTAATTCTTTTTGGAGAGCCTCTACTTGACCATACTTGTTATCAATTTGAGTTTGAAGTTCGCTAATTCTTTTTCTGATATAGTGTTTATGCGACATGTTCTTTCTCCTGCCTTAAAAGACGATAATAAGATTTATCATGGTGTTTTTGACGCTCATTTTGAAATTGGTCGTATTCTTTGTTTTTTCTGAACTTCGTTTTTTGAGTCTTGATGACCTTTTTCCCAGTAGATTGCATGTTTCTCCCTATTCAACCAAAGTAATGCCAGGTCCAAGAGTTACGACCTGTTTTTTCTTCCAAGGATATTCACCATTATAAGCCTCTAGTGTGAGTGAATTGCCTTGTATGAAAAACTCTTCTGTTACCGAATTTGGATTTCCATCCAATCGGTAATTTGATGTATATTGGCGAGTGCCTTCAAAGTTTCTGAAATGTTGCTTTAGGGCACCAAAGAATTGCCTGTCAGCACCCCATTGGCCGTACCATGAATGACCAACAGCAAGAGCAACGCTGCGCCTAA